GTTCATGCAAACTCTGCAACAAACCAGTTGAAAATAATTGCAGATTCTGGTCTGGCGATCCAACAAGACTACTATAATAATTGTGCATTCATGATTACATCAGGAAAAGCAAAGGGGACTTATAGGAGAATTTCTGATTCTTGGCCTGATGGTGTCGAGAGAGATGTTGGATATTCACAAGACAAGGCAACAAATTTATTTTTTAATACCTCGGTCAGTAATATTGCAAATGGAGACATGTTTAAGATTGGTCCGATAGTGACTGTATCTGGCGATATAAATGGTCGAGGATTTTTGGGAATTGGAAATGTTAACAGATATGGAAATGTTACTTCTATTGATGTTGCATTGACCGGAACTAATTATGCAAATTCAGATGCAACTGTTTCTGTTTTGGGCCATTATCATGCCACAACAAATTCTCTGTATGACGGTACGGGTGCATTGGTAGATCTTGCAATTCCCCCATCGGGCGGAGGCCATGGATATAATCCTCTGATGGAATTGAATGCAAAATATGTAATTGTTTCTCCAGAAACCCCTCTACCAAAAGATCATCAGACAGGAATTTTTGCAGGATATAATAATGAAATTCGACAGGTGGGTTTGATAAAGAATCCAATAAATTCTGTTACTGGACTGCCTGCATATGGTGCGTCTTATGATGCACGAACAACTCTTTATTTTGCTTCTCCGACCAGTATTAAATTTGAAAAAGACCAAAGGGTGTACAATACGAGTGACCCGGTTGGATCTGAATCTGCATCGGGCCTAGTTCATAGTATTTGTGGAGATTCTCAGAATCAATATTTGGCATTATCGGATGTGCAGGGGCAGTTTGCAAATGGAGATGTTGTTTATAATAGATTAGGAGATACTGCAACAATTGCAAGTGCCAATTTGGCATTTCATAAGTATCCAATTAATTCAGAAATAAAACCTGTGAATTCAGTAATTAATCCTCAACTTGCTAAATATACAGGAGAAATATTATATCATGAAAACATTTCTCCAATTACAAGAAGAATAGACCAAAAAGAAAATTTTAAATTTGTTTTTGAGTTCTAAATAATATAAGAAGTTAGATTTTAAAAGGAAATCTCATGCCTATCGACTTTAACAGACATCCATATTATGATGATTTTAATGAAGATAATCAATATTATCGTTTGTTGTTTCAGCCTGGCCGGGCAGTTCAGGCCAGAGAGTTAACACAAATACAAACTTTCTTTCAAAATCAACTTGAACGTCTTGGTAAGCATATATTCAAAGATGGGGCAAAGGTGTGGGGAGGGAAAATTATATATGACAGGAATGATACAAAATGGCTGGCAGTAAAGGCGCAAGACATCCACGGAAATCCTGTCAGAATTCGTGACATCACACCCGGCCTTCTTATTAGAAAAACTTCTCAGGCATCATCGGGCGGAGCAGATATTGCTGTTGAGGCAAGAATTACTGGAGTGATTCCTGCCGAACTTCATGATCCAGATACAATTTATTTTAAATGGCTAAAGGGAGAAGATGAAGGATTTGGTGCAGATGAAACATTAAGAATTTGTGATGCCGTTAGCGGAAGGGTCAGATATACAGTAACTACATTAGAATTAGATTCACAGAATAAACAACGACATTATGGGTCTTCTTCTTCATTTACTGTCGAGCCGGGAGTTTATTTTTGGAAGGGTCTTTTTATTAAATCGGCAGGTGGGAGTATAAAACTTGCCAAATATAATAATACAACAACATATCGCGTTGGCTTGGCAATAAGTGAGTCCATTGACCAAACTGATCCGCGAAGTCTTGATCCATCTTCGCATACTTCAAATTATTCGGCGCCCGGTGCAGATAGATATAAAGTAGAAACAACTTTAATTAAGATTGGAGAGGGAGTTCTTTTTGATGAAAGAACTGTTCCAAATTTTATTGAAATTGCAAGAATTGATACTGGAAATCTTTTGGTCAGCGAAGACGGAACAGGAGATGGGATTTATAGTGTTCTGGGTCGTGAATTAGCCAAACGAACATACGAAGAGAGTGGAAATTATATTGTTCAGGGATACAATATTAATGTTAAAAATAAGACAACAAGGGATAATCCAAAACTTGTTGCAAAATTATCAGAAGGGGTTTCTTATGTTAAGGGGAATCGCCATTCGTTAAATCATCAAAATATTGTTGAGGTTGATAAGGGTCGTGATCTTCTTACCGAAGATCTTAATCTAAAAAATGATTATGGAGATAATTTTGTTTTGGTCTATGATCGAGCGGCAGCGGTTGCTCATCCAGAAAATGCAAATGGGCTTTTTGTTGTAGGTTCTGGTGCCGGAAAATCTACCGCAGACACCGATCTTGAGGGCCGTCGCGGAGAAGCAGTTTCTGTGCATTGTGTTCCTCATAAACTGGTAAGAGATCATTCGCTGACCACGACAGACACATGGAACTCCACTTTGATTGGAACCGTCCGACCCATTCAGATGGTATACAATAAAAAGGCATCGACAAAATCAAAACAGGCAGGAAGGCTTGGAGATGTATATAGTCTCTGGCTGGGCGATTTTCAGAGTTCTCCAATTGCAAATGTGACGAGCGTCACAAATATTATTACTGATGTTTCTGCAACAGGAAATGCAGCCTTTACAACGTATACACACTCGACCTGGCCAAACGGAATTACTGCAAACGATAAGATTTCTGCTGTCGGTTCTTCTGATGCCAATTTTAATGTTGATTTTAGGGATGTTGTTACTTCAAATGCAACTGCAATTGTTATTGCGGGCGGTGAATTTTCAGGAGCATCTACAACAGGAAGCCCGATGTCACTTCATCGAACGTCTGGCAAAAACACAAGCCCGTATTCTACGCTCGTTCTTGATGAAAATTCTTCGGCTGCATGGAATGGATCATATATTGGCGCAAGCATTTCGGTAGGAAATTGTTCTCCGAGAACTATTGTTGATTATGTCGGAACTAACTCCTCGGCAGAAACAAAATACAATATACGAAATGGGTGGTCAAAGCGAGGAATGGTTATCCTTGACAGACCGCTAGAAGAGGACGGGGCCCCATACATACCTCAATATGGAGATAAGTATACAATAAACCTCACAATGAAGCAGGCTCGATCTGTTGTCTATAATCAAAATATGACTTCGACAGGTGTCGGCCAATATCCAGCCACACTAAATCAAATGTGGGACATTGATCCAATATCTGGAATCAAGGATAAGGATATAAGTCTTTTGACTGATGAAGTATATGGGAATCGAGTTGATGGGGAGTGTAAATATAATAAGTATGGAGAAACGCCAGAGGGAGAAGATGCTCTTTTGTTTTCTACGGGCCGTCAGGCAACCAAGACGCTAAAGACGGTTGGAACTTTTGACGGTGGCTTGGCTGGTAATACTATAGTTTATTATACAGAATGTTCTGTCAAGACCGCCGGAGGCAGCGCCGCCACCTTAGACTTTGGAACTGCTCCGGTGGCAAGCGATTTTGTATTTTTTGCACGACCGAAGGCATATCCATATAGTACAACTTTGGATACTGATTCTACAGCCGAAATAAAAGAGAACTTTATTCTGTCCAATATGACCACGGGCGAGATCTTGACTGATAAGATTACCCGAGTTGTGGTCGATGGTGCCGATAATATTACAGTCACTACCAGCCCCAATTTTGCTTCTGGTCAGAAGTATGTTCTCATATTTACTGCACGGGCAGAATTTGCAAGCCCGGCTTACAAGAGTAGAATTGCTGCAAATACATCGCATTCGATTACTGTGCCTGCCAGCGGAGATTTGACAGATTTTTCCAGAGGGCAAGTGTATGTTGCAGACGGATATGGAACAACTTCGGGTTCTCGAATTTCTTTATTGAAACCAGACGGATTTAAATTGCATAAGGTGGTTCATCAGGTTGATAATACAACTGCCAATACGGATATTGCAAATGCAGACAAGGATGTAACTTCTCGATTTAGTTTTGACTCCGGGCAACGAGACATGTTTTATGACAATGCTTCTATTATTTTGAAGCCGGACGTTGATGCTCCGACAGGAAATCTTTTTGTTATCTTTGACCATTTCAAGAGAATGTCCGGGCCAAAGGGCGGAACTGATTTTAACGGAGCAGCCGCCGCAGAAAACATTACTTCCCCGAGTTATTTTTCTGTTGATTCTTATCAATATACAACAGATATTGTTCTTAGTTCTGTTTCTACAGCCGGATTTAAAGTTGGGCAAAGAATTACTTCAAATTCTGGGGTGTCTGCCTATGTTGCCGAGTATGCAAATAATACAGGAAATTATGCAAAGGTTAGTTTGATTGATGTGACTTCTTCTCCGTCAAGCACGACTGCAAAATTTGTTGCCGATGAATTTATTAAAGGATTCAATCCAGATGCAGCAGCAGGAGAAGGGGCAACTGTTGCCGGAAAAATTAAGACTCTTACTGAAGCAGATTTAAAATATAGCGAAATTCCGGTATATACCAGTCGAGGAAAGAAGACATATCCACTTCGTAATATGCTAGATTTTCGAGCCTATGTTTCTTCAAATACACGAACGAGTGATACCATATCAGATTCTTTGATGGCACCAATTCCGACAAGATCATCAATCAAGGCTGGCCGGGGTGGTGGTGCAGGCTTGGCCCTGAGAACGAATCCCATGACAACTCCTGTCAAATTAAAGCATTTTTCAGGAAGAATTGATAAATTGGTTGTAACGGATGATGGTAATTATAAAATGATTAGAGGCACTTCGGCTGTAAATCCATATCCTCCGAAGGATGATGACAATGATAAATCATTAACTCTTTTTACTCTTGAAATTCCTCCTTATACGTTTGAATCAAAAGAAGTTCAAATTAAAGAAAATCTTGCTCGCCGCCATACCATGAAAGATATTGGCAGATTAGCCAAAAGAGTAGAAAATCTTGAATATTATGTTTCTTTGAATGCACTTGAAAAGGCTGCATCTGAAATGGATGTTACTTTTGCAGACGGAACTTCTCGTTTCAAGAATGGCATTCTTGTAGATAATTTTAATGGGCATGGCGTTGTTGATGTCCTAAAAAATGGTTCGGCAGTTGGAAAGGGAGTCATGCGACCCCGAGGAATCCCCGGAACGCGGGGAGCCTATAATTTACACATGGCGACGTATTCGGACGAAACCAAGCATTCGGCAGGGATTGCAACAACCGGAGCGCGAGCAACTCGCCCAGAAGTGGTCATGTTGGACTATACAGTAAAGCCGTTAATTACTCAGCCAGTAGCCACAGACGCAGAAAGTGTTAATCCATTTGACCTTCAAAATTTTACAGGAACTCTTAGGGTAACCCCGGACAATGACCGATGGATGGATACGACAAAGATTCCAGAATACAATTCGTTTGTAAATGGTGTTCTTGATAATCTTGCGGGAATTGACGAAACCGATCCTAAGTATGAAGGAGATGATGGGCAGCAGCTTCTTTATGACGATATTGCAAATGCAATTAAGGCAATGCCAGATTTTTGGGATGATATTTCCGGGGCTCTTCGTCCGGGTGACGATATAATTGGAACTTCTTTTCATAATTCAGACGAAAGTATGAATGCAGCAGAAGTTGGAAAAAATATCTCTCTACAAGGAGTAACAGACCAAAAATTTAATACAAGTGAAATTGATGCCGCCATTACCACACATGGCCTTACCGATGGGATGATAAAAAATACGGGCATTCTTCCGTATATTCGTTCCAGAGATGTTATTATACACG